GAAAATGAAAAATAACCCTTATTTTAAAGAAAGCGAATTTAAATGTAAATGCGGCAAATGTGAATTGCCTCAAAATGTACCAAGTGATGAGCTTATAGACATTCTTTGTGAAATCAGAGAACATTACAATGCTCCTGTTATTATAAATAGTGGATATCGCTGCAAAGAGCATAATGCAGAGATTGGTGGAGCCCCTAAAAGCCAACACACTATAGGAAGTGCAGCGGACTTTGTGGTTAAAGGAGTTAAAACAGAAGAAGTTCATCAATATGTTTTAAACACCTATGGCGAAAGAGGTTTAGGGATTGCTATAAAACATAATTTTAATGATCCTTATGCTGGGTTTGTACATTTAGACACTAGAGGCAAAAAAGCAAGATGGACTTATCCATAAGGAAAAGATTGTGTTTAGTTTTATTTTATCAAGGTTTTTAAGTCCTTCAAAAATAGCTTTTTTTGTTCTAATTGCTCTTTGTGGTTTTTTATATTTAAAAAACAATGCTTTAGCTTTAGAAAATGAAAATCTAAAACTTAAAGCTTTGCATTTTAACAATGAAATCAATGTTTTTAAAGATAAATTAGCCCAGCAAAATAAAGCTATTGATAAATTAAAACTTGATTTAAAGCCCAAAGAGACTTTAAAAGAAGTTTTAAAAGTGGATAAGGTTTTTATTAAAGATAAAAGCTGTGAGAGTGAACTTAAAGCTTATAAAGAATTATTTAATATTTTAGGAGCAAAAAAGTGAATGATAAAATGAGAATTTTCCTATTAATTATACCTTTTGTTTTTTTAAGCGCTTGTGCTTCTAAAGATATTTTGATTAAAACTGAAATCAAAGAAGTTAAAGTTCCTATTAAATGCCCTTTAAAACTTCCTTTAAAGCCTTTAGACAAACAAGACTTAGAAAGTGCTAAAGAAATCTCTAAGTATTACTTAGAAGTTGAAAATATAGCCAAGCTTTGCACAGGAGAGAAAGATGAAAGAAAATAATAAAATGATAAATCAAAAAAGCATTGCAAAAGATCTTCTTATAGCTCTTTTGTTTTCAACTTTTGCATTAGCTTTATTATATTTATTTGAAATTTTTACAAGGAACTAGCAATGAAATTAGAAGATATATTTGTATATATGGTTTTAATGATAGTAAGCTTTATAGCTGGACTTGTAGGAATTGTAACAAAAAATAAATTAAGCAAAGCTCTTAATTTAAAAGGTAAATTTACACTCTTTTTAAAAGGTATGCTAGGTTCTATGTTTGTAGCATATCTAGTTTTTGAAATTGTAAATTATCTTAATTTTGGCATAAAACTTAGCGTTGCAGTGGGCGGTTTTGCAGCTTATATGGGGACAGATGCATTGCTTAAAATTGAGCAACTTGTAGAAAAGCTTATAAATAAAAAATTAGATAAATTGTAAGGCTTTATATTGACCCTTGTATTTTAAAAGGTTTTAAACGCAATTTAAAGCTTTTTAAAACTATATTTGAAAATAAAAAGAAAGCAAAAATGGATAAGTTAGAAATAAATGAAATTAAATCAAGGCTAAAGGCTTTAAAATTTAATCATAAAGAAGATAAAAATTTAAGAAGAGATAGGATTTTAAAACAAGGCTTTAAGGCTTTTGTTTTTGAATATTTTCCTCATCATATCAATTTTATCAAAAAAGAAAGCTCTAATTTTAGAAATTTTATCTATGATAATATTGATGAATTAGAAAAGAAAAATAATCATCTTTGTTTTAAAGCTTATCGTGGAAGTGCTAAAACAACGCTTTTAGTAAGACTTTTTACTCTTTACTCGCTTTTAAGTAATAAAAAGCAATATGCTTTAATTATATCTTCTACTTTAGACATTGCAAGTGAAAGTATAGCAAGTTTAAAAACAGAGCTTGAAGAAAATGCTAAATTAATTAATGATTTTGAAATAAAACTAGGCGATGAATGGACTAGTGAAGCCATAGTTTTTACAAGTTTTAAAATACATAAAAAAATTAAAGCTTTTGGTAGTGGTAAAAAGATAAGAGGAACGAATTATCTTGGCAAAAGACCTGATTTAATTATCTGTGATGATATAGAAAATGATGAAAATGTAGAAAGTAAAACGCAAAGGGATAAACTTTATAAATGGTTTAATAAAGCCATTTTAAAGCTAGTCGCAAGAACACAAGAAAATTATTTATACTTAGTCGTTGGAACTATTTTACATCAAGATAGTCTTTTAAATCGTTTAAATGATGATAAACGCTTTTTAATTTATGATTTTCCGCTTGTGCTAAGCTTTCCTGACAAACTTGATTTAATCGATAAAAACAATATTTTAAAAAGCGATTTAAAGGGTTTTAAATTAGATGATGAAAATTTAAACAAAATAGAAATTTTAAAAGAATATTTTGCTGATACTCAAAGTTTTTTTAGCGAATATCAAAACAAAGCATTAAGTACTGAAAATGCTATTTTTAGCGAGTATAAAATCATAGAAAAAGAACAAGATTTTGACCTTGTGGTTTTAGGGATTGACCCTGCACTTGGTAAGGCAAAAGGCGATTATTTTGCCATTGCTGAGCTTAAAAAAGTAGATAAAAATAAATTTCATTTAAAAGCAAGTGGCTATAAAATATCTCCTAGCAAGATGATAGATGTGATATTAAAGCTTTATATCAAATACTTAAGCTTAGGAAAAATAGTAAAAATAGCCATTGAAACAATAGCCTTTCAAGAGTTTTTCAAAGATAAGCTCAAAGAAGAGGCTTTAAAACTGGGAATTATTCTAAGTATTTGTGAGCTTAAAAATAAAGTCGCAAAAGAACTTCGCATCGATAGCTTAGCACCTTACATTAACGACGGCACGATTTTAATAGACAATAACTCAAATTTACTTATCGAAGAAATGCTAACCTATCCAAAAGCAGCACATGATGACTTGCTTGATGCAAGTGAGATGGCTTTTAGAATCGCTTGTAGTGCAGCAAATGCAGATTATAAAGCAATCAATAGAATACTTAGCAAAAGAAAGATTAAAAAAGGATTTTTATGAGAATATTAAACAAAACAGCAAGAAAAAGCGTAGCAAGCAGTGTTGATTTTGATAGCATAATCGCTGCTTTAAATAGTGAGAATTTTAGCGAACTTATAAGTATTTATGATTATTTTAAACGCTTTGATCCACAAATAGCAAGCGAAGTAATGAAAAGGCGTTTTAAAATGTGTTCTTTTCCTATGTTTATTACTTGTAAAGACGAGACTCAAAGAATATTTTTACAAAATTATATATCAAAAAGTGATTTTAGGAAATTCGTCTTTGAAATGAGTGCTGCAGTAGTTTATGGTTTTGCTGCTTTTTTACTTGAATGGAAGGTAAAAGATTTAAATGTTTTTCCAAAACTAAAATACATAAGTCCGAGATTTTTTTCGATGGATGATAAAGAAAGGCTATTTATTTATAGCGAAAGTAAAAAACTTTTTGTGGATGAGTGTGATGATATATTTTTGCACTTACATCCAAGCGATTCAGGTTCATTCATAGAACAATCCCTTTTTTATAATGTTGTAAGCATTGCGGTTTTAAAGCAACTTGCTATGAGTAAAAACATTTCTTATCTTGATAATTTAAGTGTGCCACCTATCATTGCAAAAACAACCAATGCAAACAGTGATAAAGAAATAGAAGAACTTTTAATGCAACTTAGTAATTTAAGAAGTGCAAGTGTGGGAATTTTTAACAAAGATGACATGGTCGAGCTTTTAAACTCAGGGCTTTCTACTTCTACTTTTACAGATTTTTTAAGGTATTGTGATGAAGCTATTTCAAAATTAATCAGCGGACAAGTTTTAGCAGGAAATGCAGTGCAAAATGGTACTCAAGCCTTAGGTAATGTACACGAAGAAGTGCGTCTTAATGTGGGTGAAATGGATACACTTTTTTTAAGCAAAAGCATACAAAAATTATTAGAGCAGATTTTAAAACTTAATTTTGCAAAGCCAGCTGAGTTTGAGTTTGTTTTTGATACAAACAAAGAAGTCGATGAGCAATACTTAGCAGGAGTTTATAGCACTATTTCTAGTATGGGTTATGAGATACCTGCTGAGTTTTTAGCAAAAACTTTTAGAATTGAAGGTTTAAAGAAAAAAGAAGTAAGCACTGAAAATTACGCATTTAACTCTTTAATGTTAGAAAAAAATAATCGTCTTAGCAAGGATAAAATAGAATTAAACTCAAGTGCAGAAGATGAGATAAGTGATGAAATTTATGAAAAAATCAAAGCCTTTTGGGAAGAATGTCAAAGCTATGAAGAATTAGAAGAAAGAATTTTTAAAGAATACCCAAATATCAGTTTTGAAAAATTAAAAGAAAGTCTGGATAAAAAAATCGCTCTTGCTTCCATGCAAGCTCTTTTGGATGCTGGCAATGAGTGAATAGGTGGGTCAAGGCAAAACGGGGCTTTTGCGTTAGCAAAAGGGTCGGGTAGCCTTTAGTTGCTTCTTAGGCGGAATTCACTTCCGCCGTTAAAGAAGGTTAAAAAAGGTAAAGAATGAGTAATATTTTTAACAAAAGCGTAGATGAAGCTTATAGCTATTTAGAAAATAAAGGCTTAAAAATAAGCTTTAAATATCACGAAATTAAAAAACAAGCACACGATCGTGCTTTTAGTGCAGCAGGCATTATGAAAACAGATGTATTAAATGATTTGCACGAAGAATTAAAAAAAGCTATGAAAGAAGGAAGAAATTTTAATGAGTTTAAAAACAATTTAAAAGAGCTTTTAACAAGTAAAGGTTGGTATGGTAAAAAAGAAATAACAAACCCAAAAACAGGAGAAAAACGCACTATAAACATCAATGCAAATCGCTTAAAAACAATTTATCATACCAATATGCAAAGTGCTTACGCAAAAGCAAGAGCAAAACAGCTTAGCACTTATTCTTACAAAACTTACTGGGTATATAAATGTGCACTTTTAGAAGATTCAAGAAGTGAGCATAAAAAAATGCACAATTGTGCTATACACAGAGATGATCCATTTTGGAAAACATCCTTTCCGCCTAATGATTATAATTGCAAATGTAAAGTCATAGCAGTAAGCGAAAAAGAAGCAAGGGCTAAATATAAAATTTTAGAAAATCCAAAAAGCATTGCTTCTAAAAATTTTGCTTATGATAAAAGAGAAAATTCACAAATCCCAAAAGAAACTAGAATAAGCTTAGATGAGAGCTTAGAAAATTTACCAAAAATACAAAATTATGAAAATTTAAGTGATAAAGAATTAATAGATAAGGTTTATGAAGCTTTTAATGTAAAAAAAGGAGATTT